TGACCACACTGGGAATTGCTTATACTTATTTGAACCAAATTCAGCACCGCCCCATAAATCTTGGGTTGTTGCACCGCCTGAAAACTTTTGGCGTGCAAAACCGTAACTGATTTCACCGAACTTTGATGTTTTGGAAACCTTACCGCCTGACGCAATTCGGGTTGCGACTTTTGGAATCGCCTGGGCTTGACTAGCGGCTTCACCAATTTTGGTGTTTACAAAATCAGCCAATTTGTTGGAAGTTTCTTTTGTTTGGGTCAAGGCTTCGTCGTCCATTGCTTTAAAAGATTTGGCAATGGCTGACAATTCGGATTTGTCGTAGGTTATACCTGGCTTACTTGCCATGTTCCCGCCTCTCCAAAATTTCAATGATTGTCAAAATGTCTTCGGCACTTTCAAATTCGCTGGGCGGTAGCCCCGTTGCCAGGGCTACTTCCCAAACGATTCTGCTTAGGCTTCCGACTGGGTGGCTTTTGGGTTTGCCTCACCGACGATCACTTCAGCAATTGTCTCAGTCCAAACGTCCATTGGCTTGATTGGTTTACCAGCTGCTTCACGCTTCATGGCGTGATAAGCAAGAAAAACCAAATCAGCAATGCCAATTTTGTCCTGGGCATTTGAAATGGTGTTGCCTGTGTGCTTTTCCCATTTGACCCACTCAGGCGGTGCGGCAACATACGTTGCCTGCACGCCGTCGTTGTATTCAATTGTTATTGGTAACTTCATTTTTACTCCCGATTTTTTCTACTAGAACGCTTCGGCTGGAATACCGATAACGGTGAATGAAAGTGACACGGTTTGCGCGTCAGGTGCAGTTCCGCCTGCGCTTGGAAACGCTGGAAGAATCTGGAATGTGAATGTAGCACCACTAGCGGCAGTCAACACTGTGCTGATTCCCGTGTTTGGTGCTGATTCTGTTGCGTTCCATAGACCCTCGCACAATGAACCAGTCGCGCCCCAGTCTGCAAGCATTTCGACGTCAAATGTAAACTGATCGTCAATGTGCTTGTAAACCTTGCCGTCAAGTGTTTGGTAGGTTTCAATTGTTGGGCTATTAGATAAAACCGCGCTTGTCGCTTGGGCGTCGTAATTGTTGCCACCAATAGTAAAGGTGACGTCGCGCCCAGTTATTACTGTTGTTGGCATTTTTACTCCTTATGTTGTTTGTGTGTAATAGGTGGAGACGTTAATGTCTGCGACGAGCATTGGTGACTGACCCACTTCAAGCACCGTTGGTTTCTCTACGACCCCAACAACGTATCCCGCGGGCATTGCCGCGAGAATTCCCATGATTAGTTTTTCCAGGTTATCAAGTGACCCTGCGTTGCTATTGGAAGCAACGATTGCAGAAATGGCAAAATTGATCTTGACTTTTGTTTGTGACTTGCCCAGCAAAACAATTTCAAAATACGGTGAATTTGGGACAACCACGATTGCGGGTGGAATTGGTGACTCAGGCACGCTTGGGTAAATGTTGGCAGCAAGCCCGCTGAACGCGTTGGCTAAGGCTGCACGGGTTTCGGAAACGGCGTTGGCTGGCATTTATTGAACGACCGTCTCAACGTCTAAAAATGGCATAAGTAATGTGGACACCCTGTTGGTCAAACTTCTACCCATGCGATACGGCGTACTGGCAAAATCAACACCCTGGATTTCACCGCCCGCTGCAACACGTGATTGGAAAACTTCAACGCTGACCGCAAGGATTGCCGATTCAATCGGCGCACTGTTGGCATAGATTTCAGCTGCGGAATAGCCTGAAAGTGTTGCCGTCCCTGTTGGGATTATTTCGCGCAATGTCACGTCGGCATTGGTACGGGCTGCAGTAAATGAATACTCTTTGACGTCAATCACTGTAATGGTTGCCGAAAATGGTGCGGGCAAACCTGCCACAATTACCGATTGACCAGCAACAAAATGGTGAGTGCGTTGCGTGTAATACGTCGCCACGTTTGATTCTAATTTGTAAGCGTTAACGGCTGAAGTGTTTGCAACCAGCATTGGCAAAATAACGGCTTCAGCGGTGTTGATAATTTCGTCCAAATAACTGTCAGGATAAAGTGAAACGGAAACGCCAAGCACACTACGCAATTGCTGCGTTGACACAATACTTGGCATTTCCGTTCCTCTCGATCTGCTGCGCTACGTTCGGGAGTGACCGTAGCGCATGATTAGTTTGTGCGAATTACTGCTTGTTATTCTTAAATGCGCCCGCTGCGATCTTTGTCGCAACTGCACCGAATGAATAAACACCAACGGTGATTGAACCGTCAGCAGTTGATTCAGCACGCAGCTGGTATGAAGTTCCCTCGTACCATGTGTATGCGTCAGGGTTAACAACCAAAATTGTTCCGTCACCGTCGCCACCGTTTGTTGGGTCAACGTATAGGTTCAAGCCCGCGACGTTTCCTTGAAGTGATGTTGGCACTACTGCGCCACCAGCGTTCATTGGATTTGAAGCCGTGTAAATTGGACGACCTGAGTCGTTCAAGCCCATGATGTTCGACCATTGACCTGTTGAAACGATCATGTTGCGTGCAAATGGGTTTGCAAGACCAGCGGTTGCGCCATAAACACTTGCTGCACCGCGTGCGGTAATTCCTAGCAATTCAGCTGCGGTTGGGTATGTTGCAACTGTTGTTGCGTCCAGTGACGCGTTAGAAATTAAAATGCCATTAACGTATGAATTCTGTGCCTTTGCCATTGCAGCAACCATGTTGCGCAATAGTTCGTCGTAGAACAATGGTGACGTTCTGGTAAGAAGTTCTACGGAGAATTTTTGTTGTCCGGCAAATTTCTTAACGTCCACGCTTAAGAACGCGGAATTTTGGTCTGTCTCATTAAAAATTGCATCTTCGGCAACTACGGCAACCGTTGGGGCTACGGTAATTTTCGGAATTTCGAAGGTCATTCCCGCGTCAGGCAATGCACCGCGAGAAATTGCGTCAATGCTTGGGCGAATTGTTGTTGATAGTCCGTTGATGACTTCACTCAACTGACGTGTTGGAACAAGTCCAGCATTGTCAGTTGTGTTGTCAGCTGCAAGAACGTATTGACGTGCTGACTCATCACCAGTTGCAGCAAGAACCTTATTCTCCAGGTACTTTGCAGCAGTGATTTCAATGCGTGGTGTTGCCTTCCAGCCACCCACGTTATTTGATTGTGCGGTCACTGACTTTGCGGCTTCTACCGTCTCGACGGTTTCCGCGTTTGTGACGGTGTTGTCCACTTCGTCTCCTTCTGTTGTTGGTGTGACTTCGGGTTCGATTGTCGAATCCGAAATTTCTTCTTCAGTTGCTGCGACTGACTCAACGCGTGCAGATCGAATTGCTGGCTCTGACGTCAATGCAACGCCTGTCAATTCTCCCGCCAAAATGCGCACTGTGCCGTCTTTAAGTGTCTCGTATTCATCAAATGAAACTTCAACGCTAAATCCGTCGCGCAAACCTTCTTGCGCTTCAACGAGTGCGTCGTTGCCTGCGGTTGTTTCAGCAATTTTAAATGTTGCGTCAATGCCTGAATCGCTTGATTCAATTGAAAGTGTTTTGCCAATTCGACGTGTACGGTCATGCTCTAAATTAAGCAAAACTGAAGTTGGTTCAATTGAACCTTTTGCAAATTGGACTTTGCCAATTGAAGCGTTGCCAGTTTCTTCAAATGTAACAATGCGCCCCGTGATTGTGCGACTGTTTGAATCTGCCGCCGTGATTTGCATTGGTGTGATTACTTTTTTCATAGCAGCATGTCTTCTTCCTCGCGTATTTCTTCGACCGACATTGCGCCGATACGATTTAAGATTTCATAAACTTGCGCGCGCTCATAAGGATTGCCACGCAAGAAATCATCAAGATCAAACATGACTTTGTTGCCCGCTGGCGTAAAGTCCGGAAATGACAAACGTTGTTCGATAATTGACATGTAATTTCTGAACGCGAAATCGACAAGGTCACGACGCTTATCTAATGCGTTCGAATAAGTAAATGACGATTGTTGCGAATCTGTGAAATACGCTGGCAAACCGCATGCACGTGAAAGTTCTAACGCAACATAATTGCGCGCTTCATTCAGCTGCAAATTCTTTGGGTCGTAACCAATTGTTTCCAAACTTACGTCAGCATTGAGAAATGCGGTCGAACGATTGGCGCGAGCAGTGCGCCATGATGTCAGCAACTTTGAAATGCGATCTGCTGGCAATGATGTTCCATTTGATTTCAAAACCATTTGTGGAATTGGCTCATTTGCAAAATTCATTGCTGCACGTTCGAGGGACGCAGCTGCCTTAATTGTGCGACCTGCGCGGCTTAGCAAACCTTCCTGCGTGCCATTGAACACAACCAAATTTGCTGGGTCAACATACGCACCGTCAATTGCATACGACGCGATTTCATAACCCATTCCGTTTGTTGTAATTGTTACGCGCTCAGGTGCAATTCTTTCCATTGCACGGATTTTGCCCGTGTCTGCATAACGTTCCATAACAAACGCATAAGCGGTTGGAAAGAAAAACAAATCTGAAATAATCCATGACCAAAATGTTGAACCTGGGATTCGTGGGTCAGGTTGATTGATGACGCGCGGCTGGGTTACCTTTTCGCCTGTTGCTTCATTGCGTGTGTGCATAGGCAATGACGCAATTGTTTGAATAATGCCTAAAGCACGCGCACACGTTGGCACGCTCATTGCTTCCGCACGTGAAGCAGTTACTATCCCGCCGAATAAGAATAAATTTCCAATTTCGGAGTAATACGGCGCGATAGCAGCTGCGTCGACGTTGCTGGCTTCAACTGGAACGGCAGTCTCAGCCTTGCGCGTAAATAGATCGAAATAACCCATGCCCAAATTGTGTCAGGCTTATACGATTAACCCACCATGATGTCAAGATCATTCTCCGGGCGTGTCGCAAAATGTGTCACCAGGGCAGTTGCCACCGCACCGCACACGACCGCCTGACTTGCACGTCGACCGATAACCCAACCGCCGTCGCCACGACGCAATTGCACCGCAGACAACATTTCTTCAGTCAACTGGGATTGCCCACGGTGTTTCAGGCGACCGCTATTGATCGCACTCAGCATTTCGTCACACGCTTGCGGATACGCCCCGTCCATGTCGAAAATTGGGATTCCAGCGGGCGCAAGCCTTGCGGCAACCGCGCCCGACGTTTTGCGTGAGTAAAGCACGTATTCGGTCGGATACCTGCGCGCATAGTCTGCAAGATCGTTGGCAATTGCTTTGTCGTCCAACTGCAATTCATTTGACCAGGTGTGCAGCAATTTGACCACAAACGTTTCGTTGCCCATTTTTTGCGCCCCGACCAAACTTGCGTGTTTTCTGTCAGGCGAAAGATCGATTGCCAGCCACGTCAATTTGTCAGGGTCAAGGTCTACGGTTTTATCCAGGCAATTGCCCCAACTAGCTGCGTCCACGGCTGAAGAAATCGCCACAACCCAACGGCACAACACTTCCGTCATAACCACGTCAGGCGGGTCATTTAAAACTGATTTGATGTTGTCAGGGTGAATCGTAATTCCCATTGCTGGGTTTGCGTGCCGTGCGTTTTCCACGCTAATTTCGTCCGTGGGTGCTGACCATTCGAAATAACCAATTTCATCATTTGCCCCAGCAATGCGAGCCAACGCGCGGTTTCTAAAATCGTTCAGCACAACACTTGAATGGTCGCCTGCGTTTGTGTACGCCATGACCAGCGGATTTTGCGCAGCCATAAGGGTGTATCGCAATGACGCAAAACTTTCAATGTCGGTCATTTCGCGTAATTCGTCCAAGTGAATGGTTGAGGGACGGGAAACACCGCGAGCAGCCGAACCACCCGCACGCACAATAAACCGATTCCCTGACATGGTTTCAATTTCTTCACCGCCATGTTGCCAGCGGATTTTCTTGACCTGTTTTGCCAGGTTGTCGCTGCCTTCAATAATCTGAACCATTGCCCGAAACTGTTCAAGTGACGTGGACAAGCGGTGCGCCGACCCAATTTGCAACGGTTCGTCCCATAGGAAAAGACCACCCAGGATTCTGATTTGCTGCAAAAACGATTTGCCGTTTTGACGGGCAACCACAATGCAATTGATCGGTGAAGCCCAGCGACCGTCAGGCTTGACCTTGTGCGTGTGTTCAAGCGCGAATTTTTGCCACGGCATAAGGTCGATTTTCAAATCAGCTGCCAAATCAATCAATTCGAACCCGCGACTGGGCAAATCGTTCAACGGTGTGTGGATTCTAGGCGTGGAAATGCCCATAAGCGTGTCTGTGTCTCTACCCAAAACCGTTTGCAGCCCGTTTAAGCCGTTTGCGGTCGGTTGGTGACCTTCTATGACCTGCTCAGTCATTTTCGTGGCTTTTGGAGTCGTTTGGCGGGGAAACTAAACCAG